ATGCATATAGTGACTTAACTATTAGTTGGCTATTCTTATTCCTATATGATGAAGAATGGGATAGAGATGTTCCAATTACCTTATTAGATACCTTTGATTTTCTATATGCAAGGATAAAAGAATTCTTGAGTATTGAGAATTATAAGACAAATAACCAGTTAGAAATAGGAAGTTCCTACCTAAGCTTCTATCTATATTTAAAATACAATAATATTTTGGAAGAGGAAGATTTATATAAGTTTTCTAAAGTATCTAATGAGCTTCTTAGCCATTATGGTTGGGGTAAACCATTGCCGGAAGGGAGCTAAGGGAATTAAATGAACGAAAAAGATAAGCCATTCGCTATAATTTATCATACGAAGAATTGCCAAAAATGTAGGCAAACTGCTAGAATGTTAAATATCAAAACTGAACTTAGATTAATTGATAGGGCTAATGGAGATAATAGTGATATTATTGATTATATGGATAGTCAAGGAATGTCATCAGCCCCCTTAGTTAGAGTATATGAAGATAGCCAGTTGGTCGATGAATGGAATGATTTTAACATAAGCAAGATAAAAGAAACCAATAAAAGATACAACTATGAAATGTTTAAGTGAATAAAATAATATAAAGTTCTCTGATATAATTTAAATATAAATTATATTAGGGGATTTTTTAAATGAAAAGAAAAAAGAGATTATTAATTGGAAATTCAGACCGTTTTTATAACTTTTCGTTAATAAGTGAAAGCTTGTTTAACGATGTAGACAAGATTACTTTTAGGAATGTTAATAAATATCGAAAAGAAATGAGTAATATTGAAAATAAGAATAAAAAGAATGATCCTTTAGGATTATATAAAAAAACGAGTAAAAATTATTGGCTATATTCTGATAGTGGTGCTAGTCTAGGAATGATTAAGGATCTATTACACTATGGTAATAGACTCACCTATATTACAGATAAAGAAATATCTAATTCGCTTATTAACCTTCTTGCTGTTGCTAAGCACCGAGAAGTTGTCTACTTATATAATTCTATTACCGAAGATATGGTAGCTAATATCATAGAAGCGCATAAAGCTTGCACAACTTCTGCCTATATAGAACTAGATCCACTAGACAACCCAGAAAAAATACTTTTTAATTTATATCGTTTAAGAACGAATCTAGACAATTTATATATTAGATTTAAAAAGTTATCTGATGAAGAATATAATAACTTATCACAAAGTGACAAGACGAAGTTTTCTAAGATAAATAACTATTGGGAATACACTCCTGAGAATAAATTTAAGAGATTTAAAGCTATAAAAACATCACTTTCTATTTGGGGGATCAATATAAAAATTATTTTAGGTGCAGATATTTATGATATGGAAAAGTTGGCTATTAATGATAAAAAGAAGGTTAAGACCCCTAAGCGAGTAGATATGAAAAAAGAAGGATAAAATTTCATGGATATTACTTATAGGGATATTATTAATAGAATAGCTAAGACAACTGGAATTAAGAAAAAGGATATTGATAAAGTTCTCAGGGGAAACTCTGAAGCTATTAATTACTTTTTATCTTCAGGCCAATCTATTAAGGTTCTAAAGGATTTTAAGTTGCAACCTATTCACAGAAAAGAACGCAAGCGAGTTTATGATGGAATTCATAAGAGATATTATGACTCCCCCGCACATTACACACTGGCAATTACACCATTATCTAATATAAAAAATGCTATAGAGACTTTAAATGAAAATTAAGCCTTATGGCTTTTTTTATTTGGTAAAACATGCTATAATCTAAACAAAAGGGGCTGATGATAATAAAGGCGCTAGTTTTAAATGAATTTGTTAGAGCAGACTATTTTGTTGGTGATGATTTAGACTATTCTAAATCTAAGACAGGAAGTAAATTTAAGCAAGTTTTCGATAAGTATGGATTAGTAGAAGGTAAGGATTATGATTATAACTATTTTGTTCGTGATATTCCAAAGGCGGCCAAGGTATATAATAATCGGATAGTTTCTTACAAGTCGCCTTCTAGTGAACAGATAAAGAAAGCGAACTCTGAAATTGAAGAAAGAATAAAAGATTACGATATTATTTTAGTAACTGGGAAATATGGATTAAGCTATTTCTATCCTGAATATATTATTAAGGGTAAAAGAAAGATTTTGCCAAAAATGACTAAGCTATTATCTCATGATAAAATTGTTAATATTAATGGGAAAGATAGATTAATTTTACCAGTATTCTCTCAAGAATTAGTCGATATGGATAATGAAAAAGCTTACCCTAGGAATTTAGTTATTCGTAAACTTGCTTTGTATTTAAAAGGCTATTGGAATATTAAAACCTCTAGAGTGGGTAATTATAAAATTGCAGATACTGTTGATAAGGTTAAAGCAGTATTTGATGTTGCGAAGAGACATGTCACCGCTTGGGATACAGAAGATAATGGGTTTGATGCTCATCGAAAGAATAGTAGGGTTTTATGTATGACTATTTCTTTCAAGCCCGGAACTGGATATTATATACCACTAGCACATCGACAGTCACCTTTTTCTGAAGAAGAACTAGTCGAAGTAAAAAAGTGTATTAAAGAATTTCTAGAAGGGCCTAATATTAAAGTCGCACATAACTCTCGTTTTGATATTGACTGGATGATTTATAGAGGAATTGCTGACCATGTGCATAATATTAGAGATACTAAAATTGGCTATTGGCTATTAGTTGACCAGCGAGTCTCAGAAAGTCTACGGTTAACAGATTTAGCTTGGCAGGTTACTCCAATTGGTGGATATGATGATCCATTAGAAAGCTACAAAGATTGGTTTACTAGCACTTTAGCTTCTCTATGCTCCCAGATGTTAAAGAAGAAATATCGAGAAACTCATCCTAACTTGAAGGGGTTTGAATCAGGAACTGAATTATTGAATGAAGAAGATAAAGAGTTTCTGATGACAAATATTACTCCAGATAAGTTTATTGATGATAATCCTCTGTTGAAACTATTATCTAAGGCCAGCAGAGATAAGCATATAAATCTCAATAAAAAGATATTTAATGAGAAATATATGGATAAGGATATTCTAGAAGATGCTATTAATTCTGTAGTTAGTCTAGCTAATAAATGGCGAGTAGATACTAAGATAAAATCTCATTTTAATTATGATATCTTTCCTTTAAAGGTTATGTTAAACTATTCAGTAGGTGATGCAGATGCCTGCTTACAAATATATCAATGGGAAGAAAAGGTTGTTAATAAGTCTACTGATAAGATTAAATTTTTATTTGAGAAATTCTATCCAGAGTTTGTTTATACTTTAGCTAGAATTCAAAGTAATGGTGCACACCTTAATCTTGATTATACTAAAGAGCTTAAAAAGGCTTATGCAGATGAATCTGATAGAATATATAAGGAGTTATTAAAGTTTCCTGATATTAAGCAGTTAGTTGATATTAAGCAAGAACTTTATCTTAAAGGATTAGCAGAAAAGGCTAAGCCAACAAAAGAACGAGATAAAGAAGTTTATAAGTATTATAATAGATATAAGGATGAAGAGGATCGTAACTTTAAGCCTAACGCAGACAAGAAAACTTTGTTACTTGATGTTATGGGTGTAAATATTCCGGATGACGATAAGTTTAAAACAAATAAGGGAGAAATTAGTGTGGGATCAGAAACTATTTCTTATTTGTTAGATAATCTTCCAAAAGAATCAGATGCTTATAAAATTGTTGATTTATTGGATCAGTATGCCCAATCCTATAAGATTAAGACAACTTATACAGATACTATGCTAGATATTGCTTCTGATGTAGATGATAGTGTTCATGGAACTTTCAATGAAACTGGTACATCTACAAGTCGATTAAGCAGTAGTCATCCAAATATGCAGAATATTCCTTCTCCACATTCTAATAATATTCATGAGTTTGGTAATAGATATCCTATTAAAAGGCAATATAATTCTAGGTTTAAAAATGGTATTATATTTAACTGCGACTATTCAAACCTAGAATTACGGATATTGGGTTTAATTAGTGGAGATGAAGGAATGTATCATACTTTTATTTCTGGTAAGGATATTCATAAAGCAACTGCTTCTGATGCTTTTAAGACTCCACTAGAAGAAGTTACTAAGAGCCAACGTCAGGCCGCTAAACGGGTCTCCTTCGGTAAACTAAACAATGCCGCCTAGTATCGTGAGATACTTTGAATAACCCTGTTAAACGGGCACAGATGAATAATGATAGATTAAAACAATATTCTGAAAAGAGAGGCTAAACCCTATCTATCAAGGGCAGTGCTAACCTACCGTGCTAAATTGCTTTTATTTAATAAAATTATATGATATAATCACTATGAGGTGGTTATATGCAAATAACATTAGAAGATAGAAAAAGTTCTGACTATAAAAGAAAACTATTTACTAAGCTTAGAACAATACTTCTTCACATACATGATCGTTGTAATAATAATAAGAATAATGAGTACCATAGATATGGTGGAAATGGTGTAATATATTCTCCTGATTGGAACACTACTAATGGTTTTATTAAAGATGCTGATAGTATCCCCGGATGGAATGAAAATGAATTTATGAAGGGTAATCTTCAGCTAGATAAGGACATTCGTATAACGAATAATAAATTGTATTCAAAAGATACTTGTTTATGGGTTAGCCGATCTGCTAATATGCTAAATCAGCCTAGCCGAAAATTAAAATTTTGGGGATACAATTTAATAAGCAATCAGATAATTTATAGAGAGTATATTAGTAAAACTGCTAAGGAGCTATCTATTAGTAGTGCTGGAATATCTAATGTATTACATGAGCATAAGAAAAGTTGTTCTAACTGGATATTTTGGCTAGTAGGAAAAGAAATACCGAAAGTAACTAGATATACTATTCGGCATAATGGTATAGAAGTATATGGTTTTTCTAAGAAGGAAGTTAGCCGAAACTTTGGTAAAAGCCCCTACTATTTTACAAGTATTACACGATCAAAAAAACATTCTAGTGGAGAAGATTATTGGAAACTTCCTTTAGTAGATACAGAACTTTGGATTGAAAATGTGGACGTAGAATTTTATGTAAATAAGAGCATAAATGCCTAACGACTAAGTTTCTAGATAGTTATAGATTAAAGGTCTATAATGAAAACTAGATAAAAAATCCCTATATGGGTAGTAAAGCAGGGGTTCTTCTCTAACAAGGAAGAACATGATATAGTCTAATCCGTTTTAAATATAGCGAAAGCTACGGTATTTATAGGGTGTAACCTATAAGAAAATGATTGTTTATGGAATTAGTAAATATGGTCTATCTGTACAGTTAGGAGTTACTCCAGATGAAGCACAAGACTTCATTGATAAGTATTTAGATTCTAAGCCAGCAGTGGAAAAACTAATTAATGACGTTCATGACTTTGTTAAGAGAAATGGTTTTGTTGAATTATTATCTGGATTTAGAAGACAATTACCTGGGATCTTTTCCACAGATAAAGCAAGCGTAAGTTCGGCATTACGTGAATCTGTTAATACTTTAATCCAAGGATCTGGTGCTTATCTAACCAATAGTAGTCTTGTATATATTCAAAACTATTTAGAAAAAACTGGTAAGGATTCTAAACTTGCACTAACTGTTCATGACTCCATTATGGGGGACGTTCCTTATGATGAAATAACAGATGTATTACCACAAGTTTTAAATATTATGACTAATCTTCCTTATAGTTGGCTTAAAGTAGAGCATGATGGAGAAACTGTTAGATATCCTATTGACGCTGAGATGACCATTGGGTATAATTATAGTGACCAAGTTGACTTTGACTTAGAAGATTTTAATACATTTCTATCTCCTAATGGGTATATTGATTATTATATGCGACTAGATGAAATAGAAGCCAAACATGATAGTGGTGATATATCTGATGATGAGTATACTGCTGAAATAGAAACAGCTAAAAATTCTAAGGAAAAATATCGTAGTATTCCTTTACAAAATTGAGATAATATGCTAATATAAATATATGGATGGAAGGTGACTACTCTGAAAGAAATTGTAGTTTCTAAATTGGATTTTGATAGCTTTCGATTAAGAGATGCATATACTGGAGAGGTTGTTGATTATTCTTTAAGAGATGAATTAAAGGTTAATGAAGATAATTATGAGCAAGAGTATTTGAATCAGCCTGCTAAGTATGTTTATTGGCAAGCAGTTTATCAAAATCTTAAATCATATCAAGAATCTGTTGAAAGAGAAGCTGATATTGTTCATGCTAATGCTTATAATGAGTCATATAATTTCCTTAAAAAGGAAAAGGGGATTACAAGACCAACTAAAGACCTGATAGATTCTGCTATTATGCAAGATAAGGATTACCAGAAAGAACTTGAAAAGGTTGAGGAAGCGCATCGAGCGGTTGGTATTATCGGATCAATTGTTAAAGCATTTGAACAACGAAAAGATATGTTAATACAATTTGGTGCAGAGCAACGCGCTAATAGGAATAATTCAAATTAATAAGGAGGTGTAAGTAGATATACTTTAAAAGGTATACTACAAACACATGGCAAATCAACTAGAAAAGATTCTAGCACAATATTCAGAACAAGAAAAAGAAAATAGTAGCTCAGAGGGTATTAATGTTTATGATAAGTTAACCCATAAGGTAATTCGTGCTAATCAAGCGCCGAAGATGACCTTTCGTATTTTACCACCTGCTGATTTAGAAAACGGATTATTCTATAAGGATTATCGTAAGATTATGATTACCTCTCCACAAGGTTATAATTCAAAGTTTAGTAATTTTGTTACAGAGTCTCCGGAAGATCCGGAAAATCCTTTAGAAAAGGCAGTATCTGAATGGAAACGCCAAGGTATTCACTTTAATAAGTTTAATACAGGATTCCGGCAATCTTATTACATTCAAATTGTTCCAGTTGTTCAAAATGGTAATTCACTAGATATTAAAAAGGATGCAAATGGTCTACCAGATGTATATGTTTTAGATATTACTTCCTCGTTGTTTGACTTACTAATGAAGGCATTAGGTGAATCTGGTAATGACCCTGTTAATAATAAGTATTTTGCATCAGAGTTAGAAAATGACAATGCCAGTGACGCTAATCAAGGAAGTTGGAGCTTCTTATCCCCTAATATTGCTTATTCTGTAACTATTACGTATAATAAGAATGCTTCAAAAGCTTCTGATTATTATAACTTGTCAGTAAATGCAGGAAATATGTTGCCACCTTTGCCACAAGGATGGGAAACTAAGCTAGAAGATTTAGATTATCTAGCCACCCCTATTGATAAAGCTAACCCAGATTTTATGAATAGATTTATTGATGATTTTAATAGTCAGCACGGATTGCAAGGAAATTCCGTAGAAACTCCAAGCAACCAAGTAACTCCCGGAACAACAGCAAGTTCATCACCATTCGATGACACGCCACAACAACCAGCACCACAGCAACCAGTGCCTCAACAACCAGCACCACAACAACCGGAGCCACAATCTAATAACAATGGGTTCCCAGATATGCCAGATCCATTTAGTGATACTGGAAGTTCTGTTGATATTTCCGATGACGATTTACCATTTTAATAGATAATTAATAAGGGGGAGACAATTACGTCTCCTTTTTGCTTTACTGATTATATCGGGTGTGGTATAATTAAATAGGATAAAAATAAGTAAAAATAAAAGGATGGTAGTATGGCAAAAAGTTCAGAAGAAATTAAAGTAGCTAAAGATTTAGGGTTTTCTTTAGTATCTGATAGTAACTATGCACACGTTGACGACTTCATACCAACATTTTTACCACAAATTGATAAGATTATGGGTGGAGGAATTCCTTTACAGCGTATCTCAGAAGTATATTCTCCAGAAGGAGTAGGAAAGTCTACTTTTATGATTGAATTAACTAAGGCTTGCTCTTTGCTTGGAGTTAAAACATTCTATATTGATGGTGAAGGAACTGCCGATAGAGTTCGATTTGAAGAGCTTGGTGTAGATCCATCAAATACTTTTGTTGCTTCTCCCAACGAAGGAGAACAAATGACGATTGAATTCGCCGCACAACGTCTAGAAAAAGTTATTGATAGCTTTACTGGTAGTAAGGAACCTCTTGTAATTATTATGGATTCTATTGGAGGAATTCCTGCTAAAGGTGAATTAGATTTAGATGCTGACGAGGAAGGTCAACGGGGAATGAAAGCAAAAGCAGTTACCCGAATGGTTACTAAATTAAATGCTAAAGTAAAAGATGCAAATGTAGCAGTTATATTTATTAATCAGGTTAGAGATAATCAAAATAAGAAAGGAAAATTTGATGTTGATACTATCCGACCGGGTGGACGTGCGTTATCCTTTGCCGACAGTCTACGAATAGAATTAAGAGCAGGTTCTAAATACTGGGCAGGAACTGGTACTGATAGAGAATACGAAGGGCATATTCTTAGAGTTGTTATTGATAAGTCTAAGGTTAATCGGCCCCATCAAAAGAGGGAGACCTCTATATTTGCCGGTGCTCCTAGAAATACTACAACAATTACTAATGAAAAATATCAAGAAATGGACCCTAGTTTTGTTCCAGAATTAGAAAGTAATCCTAAAGACCCTATTCCATTTGTTCTAGATGGTATTGATTATGAGTATAACTTATTTCAAGAAGGCTTTGCTCAGGATATTCTAAGTAAGGTTCATCGAGGATATGTTACTATGATTGATCCAAATACTGGAGAGGAACTATATAAGGAACGAGAAAATGATTTCCTGTTTTTACTAAAAAAGAATTATAAAGGAATTCGTAAACAATTGTTTGAATTTGTTCTATTAGCAAACTTTCCAGAAAACTTTCCACCATTAGATAATAAGAATGTTAATGTAACCGCTTGGCCGGATATGAAAGATATTCAAAAAATCTATAAGCAAGTTCATAAGGATAAGCTATTAAGGGAAAAAGAAGCTAAGGAGGCTAAGTCTGATGCCTCTAGCAAATAAAGTGGAACCTTTTCAACAATATATTGATAAGTTAAATAAATATAAAGATTCACAAAAAGAAGTATTAGTCGAAAATAGAGATCAGAAATATACACATTCTGAT